CTTTTATTTGGTCGGCTGGGTATGCCCATTGTCTAAAGTTATCTACATCAAACCTAATTAAAAAACAATTAGTATTTTTATTGTAAGATTCAATAATACCATCTTTACCAATAAAATATTCCATTGTTTCTGTAAATCCAGCGTGAGTAAATTCCTCAAACTTAAAGCCTTTTATTTTTCTTCCTATTAATTTCTCTGGGTTTTTCATAATGTTATTTTTTAATTGTTAATTTATCAATTTGTCTTTTGCATTCTTCAATAGTTTCCCCCCAACCTATCATTAAGTCATCTTCAAAAATTGTAAAACCATAAACTAAGCTTTTTGGTGCCCAACCGCTTTTATCTCTTTCTATTGAATATCCTTTGTAATACATACACTTATTTTTTTTAATTAAAAAATCCTTATATCTACTTTTACAAATGGTACTTGTAATTTCGTTATAAGGATTATCGTTTATTTTTTCGTCTGGAGTACCATTCCATTAACACAAAGCAAATCTACAAATTAAAATTGAATTAACAACTGTTTTTGTGAATTATTTTTATAAATTAAATACCCACTTTCAGAAACTTTTAAATCAATATCAAAAACTCTCTTTACTTTATCAATGCAATTTTGTAACCTCGCTACATTTGCAAATCCTTTTTTATCTATCTCTTGAATTATTAACCCGCAAGAAGTTTTTTCGATGTTGTTCATTTAAAATAAACTTAATTGTTCTTTATTTTCATAAATATTTAATATGTGTTTATATAATTCTATTGGAACTTTTGAACGTTCACAATAATTGTCTAAATATTTAATACCTGGCTTTCTATTTTTAGCAGCTACTCTCTCAATAACCTTACTTCCTTTTTTAAAATCATTCCTTAAGTTCATTTTTAAATTACTGTAAAAGGTTGTCGGCTTTCTTCCGAAATTAACACTATCATAACTCGAATAATACGTTTTGTTTTGATTCCCTTTAACGTTATGGTACTTGTTTAAGTATTTAAATATTAAACTACTGCTTCCGTTTTCTATTGTCCACAAAACAGGATTAAATTTTTTTATTATTTCGGCTGTGTAAAAAGCAGTCCTTTGACCTAATAATCTTTTTTCTCTATACTTTTTTAAAAAATCATTTCCTTTAAAATTACGCTGCCAATAAAAATTATACTCATTAAAGTTTCTATTAAAATGTATTACATTTCCAATATTAACTGTTACCCAAGTTTCACATGGTGGACTTGCAAAAATTATATCAGGTTTAGGTAATTTTTCTAATTTCTTTAAACAACTTCTTTTACTTAAATCCATATTTATAAAATTATCAGTTACAGCTGAAGAACTTGGTAATCCAATTGAATAAACTATATATTCATCTGAATTTAATTGTTGTGTTATTGCGGTTTCACTATCAAATAAACTCCATATTACTTTTTTCATATCTCTTTAAATTTAACAATGTTATTTATTTCTACACCATAATCGAAGTACATAATTTTAGCTCTATTTTCTGGAGTGAAGTTTTTTCTTATTTGTGTAATGTCCTCTGTTTTGTATTTTTTGCAATCCTCTTTTACATCTAAAGTCTTGCAAGTATTTACGCAATGTTTACAATAAGTGATCATAAATAATAGTTTTAAATTGTTCTAAACTTCTAATTAAATAATAAGGTAAATTTAACTTATTAATTCTACTTTCAAAATCTAATTGTTTTTCTTTTTGAGTTCCTTTTTCATTCTTTAACTCAATAAATAATATTTTAGAGTTAGGTAAAATTACAATTAAATCAGATACACCAGCTAATAAACCTGTTGCTTTTAATACCATTGCTTCAATTTTATTTCTGGTACCACCATTAGGAACACTAAAAATAATTCCTCTTTTTTCAAATGTACTTAAACAATAATTGTTATTGTACCATTTTACAATTTCAGCTTGTAAAATATCTTCTTCTCTTTTATTTGCCATTTCTTAAATTTTTAATTCGTTCTAACCATCGTAAATCATAACCTTTATAAATTGCGTAATCTTGTAAATCTTCTAATTTAATTTTATAATGTAACCATGATTTTTTATAACCTTTAAATTCTGCAAACTGTTCTAATTTTTCAAAGTTTTTAACTTTCAGAAATGTAGAAATATCTTCATTTGTTATTTTAGATAATTCAATTTTTAATGCTTCTTCTTTTTCTTTTAAAGTTTTAGGTAATTCGGCACCGCAATATTCACAAAAATTAGCACTTACAGGAAGTATAGCATCACAATTAGTGCAGTTTTTTATTGGTGCCACTCCTTTTTCTTTTATTTCTTTTTGTAAACTCCAAATTCTTTCTTGTTCCCAAAGTCCGTGAGTGTAAACATTATTACCAAAATCTAATATTGTAAATTCTTTTTTTGCGTTTGTTGTTCTGGAACCACGCCCAACCATTTGTAAGAATAAAGATAATGATTTAGTTGCTCTGTATAAAATAACAACTTCTATACTCGCTTCATCATATCCAGCAGTTAAAATACCAACGTTAGATAATAAAGCATTTGGTGTGTTTTTAAACCATTGTAATATTTCTTTACGTTCTTTTTCGTTTATAGTAGCATCGATATGTTTTGCATTTAATCCTTTTAAACATAATTCAGAAACTAATTTTTGACTACTTTTAACGTTTGGAGAAAAAATAAGTGCTTTTTTATTAGGTGTTATTTTAGTGTAGTTTTCATAAACTCCATCAAATATTTTATTTTTTGTCATAAAATCTCCTAAACTTTCAGAATCATAATCCCCGCCTTTTACTTTAATTTTTTTTAAGTCTAATTTAAAACCGTATGTTATTGGTTTAGATAAAAATTTATTTTCTATCAATTCACTAATTGTAATTTCTTCTACAATATCTTCATAAAAATCATTTAAAGAATCTTGGTTACTTGTTCTTAAAGGTGTTGCAGTTGCTCCAATTACAATAGTTGTAGGATTAATATAAGATAGAATAGAATTAAAATTTTGTAAGTGTGCTTCATCAATAATAAGTAAATCTAATTTTTGTAATATTTCTAAATACTCAACATTTTTTAATCTTCTTATTAATGTTTGAGTCATTGCCACATACATAAATTCATCAGTTGGCACCTTTTTTAATTTAGCATCTAAATTTACAACTTCTTTATTTAATTTACTTAAAACACCTCCAGCCTGTGTTAATAATTCTGTTCTATGTGTTAAAACCATGCATCTTTTATTTTTTTCTAATGCCTTTGAAAGCATAAATGAAAACATTACAGTTTTGCCAGCTCCAGTTGGAGCGCACATAACTAAACGTTTTAATCCTTTAGATAATTTATTTCTTAAAGAATCTATTGTATCGGTTTGATATTGTCTTAATTCAAGCATATTGTAAATAATTTAATTCGTTTATAATATTGTTTCTCTAAATCTTCAAAAAGTGATAAATTTATATAACCACTTATAAATAATTCACATTGTAAATCGTAGTGTTTTTGTAATAGATTATAATACATAATGTCTATTTTTATTTTAAACTAATTTTAAACCATTTTAAACCAAGTTTAAACCTGTTAGACTTTATGTTTATTGAGTTTTAAACCATTTTAAACCATTTTAGTTTAAAATTATATTTTCAAAAAAATAATTTATAATTTATTTTAATTTTTATACTTTAAACCATTTTGTTTAAAAACAGTTTAAAACTCAATGTTTTCAATGCTTAACAACTTTAAACCAAGTTTAAAATTAGTTTAATTTTTATTCAATTCTTTGATATATTTGTAAATCATTTGAACAGAAACACCTAAATTTTCAGAAACATCCTTTTTATTTATGTCTGGGTTCTTTTTATAAATCTCAATAAATTGTTCTTTTATGCTTTTGTTCTTATTATTTAAAATAATTGATTTCATATTGTTTATTTCAATAGAATTCATCTTAACTTTTTTAGCAGTTGCAATAAAATAATTACTCAATTTTTCCGCTTTTAAGACACTTTCTTTTGAAATACCTAAACTATTACCGCCATCACTAAAAAATTCATCAAACACATGAATTAACAAAGAAAAACGTGGTATATAACTTTTTTGTTTAGGATACATAGATTTTAAATATTCGTTTTCGTTATCGTCATTTTGATAGTTAGAAATTTTATTAAATATTCTTTTCCATTCCTCTTTAGCTTCTGGCAAAAAAACAGCCGTTAATGGTATTATATTATTTTCAGAATCTCTTTTTATAATTCTTTTTAATGTATCATAAAATGAAACTATATTTTCTTTATACCAATCAAGTACTTCATATTCCATTTCGTTTTCATTATACATTTCAATTACGCTATCTGGAAAAGATAATAACATTCTATCCATAAAACCGTTATCTTTATTTTCTTCAGTATAAAATGAATTTAATATACTTGGTTGGATACCACCTAAAACAGGAATAAAAGGTTTTTCAACAAAAGAAGATTTAGCAGTCTTTCTATTAAAACTTACACTTTTACCACTCCAACAAGATAACCAAAATTCTAAATCAGAACCGGCACGATATTTATTCATATCTTTTAACCATCCGGCTAACTCGTCTTTAAAAACACCTACAACATTATCGCTATCTTGGTGCAAATCAACTAAAGCTTCAAGTGTAATGTCATTTGCAATAAATTGGCTTTTGCTTGGTTGATTTACTTCTACTGACTCTTTCTTTTCTTTTGGAGATAACGAATTATAAGCATCATATTTTTCCATTTCTTTATAGTATTTTTTAATTTCTCTACTATTTATTTTTTGTAATGGGAATATAATATTGTTTATACTTGGTGTTTTACCAATACCAGCCTTACCAACTAAAGAAAGCCAAACACTTGCGTTTTCTAACCACCCTTTTTTAACTTCTATTTCAATTGAATTTCCAATACAAACAGAAATTAACCAAAGTAAAGAACAACCCATATAATCAATATTAGAATCTAATTTTTGGTTACATTCCATTATATAGTTTTGCATAGGTTTAGGAAAAATATCAATAGGAAAAATTAAATCTTCTGAATTAATAATGTGCTTTTCTATTAACTCCGTGTTATCTGGAACTGATTTACTTGCTTCTTGTATTTTCTTTTCAATACGTGAACCAAAACCTAACTTATATAATTCACTTGCAGCTTCTTTAAAATTACCACCGTGATATTTCCAAGTGTAAGCAATAAAAGGAGTTATTAATTTTTCATGTGGATATATTGTCCCAGTTGTAAAAAGAAACATACAACCGCTATCTTTAAAAATATAACCAGAATGTTCAGCAGTTGAGCCGTGCCTTTTTATTAAAGTCCATTTGTTTTTATTTCCATTTCTTGGTATTGAAAATTCACCATCTATTACATCCCAAATAGAAGTTTTATTATTATAATCTTCCCATGGCGAAAATTCTCCTGTAATAAATTCAGTTTTTCTTTTCTCTGGTTCAATTGGTTTTTCTTCTATATGGTTATACATTCCGGAAACCTCGAAAAGCATTTCTCTATCTTTGTCTGAAATATAATCTACTTCAAAATAAGAACGTTTAGAAACTTTGTTTTCTGGATATGCAAAAACATAACCCCATTTACCACGAGTTTCAATAATAGCTTCTTTATGTCCTTTTAATTTAGCTACCTTTGTGTTTCCTTGAACTCTTTTACTTTTATAAAGTATGTGAAAACCCTCGTTTTTAGTTTTATATATAGCGAATTTTTCCTCAAAGTCAATAATATTATCTTTTAACATTTGATAATACTCCTCCCAAAACTCAACTTTTTCCTGTGCAGTTGAAAATACTTTTAAATCAATATCAAAAACTTCTAAGTCTTCAAATCCTGTAACAAGTCCGAAACCGTGAGTTGGTTTTACTTCGTGAGTAACTCCACTTTCATCAGTCCACTTTTGCCCACCTTTATATTCTAAACGATAAGTAAGTTTTGAAACATCTAACTTTTCGGTTTGTTGTTTAGTCCAACCGAAGTTAGGTACTTTATTTTCTCCAACCGTAATAACTGAAAAGTTTTCTAAAAACTTTAATATTTTTTGTGTGTCCATAGTAATTAAAAAGTAAAATCCCATCAATTCGGCAGTATTGTGGAAAGTGCCTCCTTGATAGGATTTATATAATATTTTCGTTACATCAATAATGCTTTCCACGTCATTACATATGCAATATTACAACAAAAAAAAATACCTACCAAATTAATTGATAGGTATTTTGTGTTAAAAGTTACTTTCTATTTTATAACCTTGCAAGGTATTGAAATATTTAGATTCTCCTTGTGGGCTAATCCATTCTCGACCTCTCACGTTGATTGAAACTTTTACTTTTGAACCAACTGGAAAAGAATCTAATTCATCACATTTGGCTTGTGTCATTTCTAATTGAATATCTTGTGGATATTGCTCCTCGGTTGTAATTACAAATTCACGTTTTTTGAAACTTGCTGATACTTCTTGTGTATCTCTTACTAATTTAATTGTTCCTGTTAATTCCATTGTTTGTTTTTGTTTATTAAGTTAATGTATTCTGTTTTAATTTCGATTGCTTGGGTTAAACGTTCTTGTATTTTTTCAATCATATCTTCATCACGTTCAACAATTATTTCATGATAGTATTCTGTGCCCTCGTGAATAAGATAGTTAAAGAAATACGCTTTTTCTGATCCTGTGCATAGCATTTGCATTTGCATTTGCGCATAATATTTAGCATCGATTTCATTTGTCGCAACTAATTTAAAAAAAGTAGTTGATTTTGGACACTTAATTTCAAGAACTGAATTGTTAGAAACTAAACCATCTGGAGAAGCTCCAGCATGTTCTCCTAATTTAAAGAAACTACAATTTGAAACTTCTAAAAATTCAAGTCCTTTTAATTCTTTGAACTTTGCAAAAGCTAACGGCTCTGTATCAATTCCGTTTTGCATGTCGAAAGATACGTAATTTTCTTCCATTTCTCCAAATAGTTCTTCAATTGCTTTTTCAATTGCATATCCCTTACCAGTTTCTCCAAGTGCTTTTATTCCTAATAATTTATAAATCTCACTTGCTGAAAACTTACCATATCTTTCTTTTTTCCAATCTTCTGACCTTTGCTCTGAATTACTTTGCATCTGTATATTTTTTTTCCATTTCTGGAGTTAATGTATATTTTGTTTTAATTTGTTCAATAGTTGCATTTGCTTTTTTAGCAGCTTCAAAGTTAGACTCTGTAAAGATAGGCTTTTCTACTTTATCAACTGGCTGTAATGGCTTAATCCTAACCCCGTCAGTAATTGCGCCCATCATTTTAACATTCCTATCTACATACATTTCAATACGCATTCCTTTCCAATTCTCTATCACGTGGCACTCTTTACCTATTAAACCGTTTTTCTTTGCAAAACCAGCTAATATTTTGTTATTGGTAGAGTTTAGTTTTAATGGTTTAATATTCTCCACAAAGTAACAGAAAATACCATTCATTTTTGTACCAGAAACATCTATATTTTCTTCATACTTTACTTCTTTAATAGTGAATATTAATTTAGTCCCAGCCGTTTCTAAAGCGTCTAAATCTGCACTGGCTAAATGTGTTGATTTTCTGTACTGTCTCCAGTCTGTTTGTTTTTCCATAATTTCTATTTATTTAAGTTAATTTTAATAATTCCGATCACACCTATTGCTGTTGCTATTGTGTACATAAGATTTCCTGTTTCTAAATACCCGACTATTCCGAAAAAAGCGAGTAGATAGATTATTGATTTAAGTAGGGTCATTCATTAAAAAGCTTTAAATTAACATAAGAAACAATATTTAATAATATATAAAAAAAAGATATAAAAAATCTATCTTCTGACTTCATTAATGGGATTTCTTTTATACATAAAATATCCCAAGACACAAAACTTATAAATAAATAAGTAAATATATTTATAAGTAATAATTTAATAATTGTTTTTTTCATAATTCCTATTTTAAATTGTTACTTTTTTACTTTGATTAGTTCCTAAATAAAACTCCGTTACAAAAGCATCTGTATTAGCTTGTCGCTTAATTTCTTTTAACTTTTCTTTTGCTTTTTCTTCAAACAGAATTAAAGTGTCAATTACTTGTTCTGTTGATTGTCCGTCGAATAAAGCAGTCATCATTTTATTGACCTTTATTTCTTCGTCGGTTGTTTCTTCTTCATTCCAAAAGTTTTTAACTCTTTGAACAAATGATTTTTTCGGTGCTAAATTTGATATGTTATTTTTCATTTTCTTTAGTGTTTAAGTTTCTACTTTTATTTGAATTTTTTACTTTTGACATTTCGCATTGTTTCTGTAAATTTTCCAATGCCGTAAATTCTAATTTCAATAATCTTTTCAGCTCTAATTTATGAACTGTAATTTCTTGCTGTCTTTTTTCTTCGGTGCTAAATATTGAAAAGTAAGCTGAAATTTTAGTTAATTCGATATGTGTTTTCATGTCTTTTATTTGTTCTCTAATTTTCGTTAATTCTTTAATTGCTTTTTTCATAATATTAATAATTTGTATAAGTTGTTTCTAATCGGTTAAATACTTCGTTTGATATGTTGGTTAGTACTTTGCTGTTTTCGTTTGTTACGGTTACTTTTGTTACTATTATAGTAATTCTTTCACTACTTAAAAACTCGTTTGGCTCTCCTCCTATTTCGTTTTTAATATACGTATCAATTTCAAAATCAAAATTACCAAATTCAAAATCTCTATTTTGATATGTAGAATCTTCAAATAGATATGAATTTTCTTTAACATATTCAATTTCTTTTTCTATACTATCTACTATTGTTTTTACTGATTGTTTCATAATTCTCTTTGTTTTAGAATTTCTTTAGCAATTAAGTAAGAGCTATCAACCATGTCTGATACAGTAAACCCAACACCTCCAGTATGTAACATTTTTAAATGATTTGATAAATACACTTGCATAAGTTTTGATACATTGTAATCTAATAAAGTCATTCCTGTATGTTCATTATTATAAATGGTTCTTTCATTTACAAATGAAGCGTTAAAATCAATTTCTTTTGAAGGAAATGCGTTTGGATTTTCTGGTTTATTTTCTGTTCCCATAATATATATTTTTAGTTCGTTATTAATATGTAGCAAATGTAAAACAACTTTTTTTAATATACAAGTATTTGTATAAAAAATATTTAAAATAAAATTATTTGTTCTTTTTGTTGTATATTAAAATAATTATAATTACCTTTGAAAAATAATATTTAAAACTATTAATTATGAATGCAAACGAATTAAGAATAGGAAATTATTACAACCACCATGAAGAAGTAAAACAAATAACACCAGATATAATTCAAGAAGTATCTGATGCTGAAAGAATTTGGTGTAAACCTATACCTTTAACAGAAGAATTTTTGTGTAATCTTGGTGCTGAAAAGTTTTCGGGTGTTGTTTGGTTGAAATTAACCAATTTACACTCTGAATTACATTTTGAGTTTTACGGCGAAGAAATTGTTACTATATTAAAGGGTAAATTTAGCGATTTGGTTTTAAATAGAATTCATTCGGTACACCAATTACAGAATTTATATTTTGCATTAACAAACGAAGAACTAACAATTAAACAATAAAACTATGAAAGAAATAAAAGAAATGTACGAAAAGGTAATGGATAAAAAATACTTTAGAGAAAAATTATCTAAAAAACTTTTCCTAACACAAGGCACGGTTACAAATAACTTTAAAACTAACGGTAAATTTAAAAAGGAACACATCGAAAAAGTTAAGCAATGTTTAACTATTCAATTGCAAATCGACAAACAAACGAGAGATATTAACGTTAAGGCCTGGAATCTTATTTAAAAAAAGTAGTTATGGAATTTAAAGGAACACAAGGTGAATGGGATTTCGATAAGAATTGTGTATTCACAAAAGAAATTATAAATGGTAATGTTATTTGTGAAAGTCCATCTTGGTCGGAAGATTCTAATAAAAATTGGAGTTATAACGCACAACTAATATCAAAAGCACCAGAAATGCTTGAATTTATTATTTCTTTACTTAACGAAAGTGATGATATTGTACACGACGAAATTAAAAAAGAAGCAAAAAAACTAATAGAAGAAGAAACTAAAATAGATTGATTATGGGAGGAATTAAAATAACATATAATATTGATTCTGATGAATGGACAGATAACCAATTTGAGGACCAAGATAGTCAAGAATTTATTATTACAACTCAAATGATTTGTGAAATAATAAAAGAAAAAGTTTTAACAAAAGGTTTTAGAATTAACGAGATTGAAAACATAGAAAAATTTTAAACTAAACAAAATGAAATACGAAATTACAGAAGAACAGATTAAGGAATTAGCAAAAGGAAACGCTAAAGTTAAAAAATGGTATCCAGAGTTTTTTGAGTTACAAATAAAAACGGGTTGGTATAAACACACCAAAAAACTACACCCTAAATGGATTAATTTTTATAAAGCAGAAACAGATGAAAACTATGGAATAGGAGCGTCTGGAAAATGGTTAGAGAAAGAAATATGCAATGAGCATTTGAAGTATTTAAAAGAATATTGCGAACCAGCCACCGATTCAGAAGTATTAGAAGCTTTGAAAAATGAAGCTGTTAAAAGAGGGTTTAAAGAAGGGGTTTACATACATAGAGATTTTGGAACTACATTAAATGATTGTGTTATAGATAAAGATAATTTTCCAAAAGACATGGATTTTTATTACGATTTAAAAGATGATTATTTAGAATGCTATGGTTTTGTTGTATATTCAAAAGGACAATGGGCAACAATCATACAAACATACACCAAAGAAGAAGCGGAGAAATTATTGAACGGTAAGATTGTTTAACGTTCGACGGCTATACGATGGTTGGGAATGTACGCCTAAACTTTCGATTGATTACAGACTAAACCAAGTACAAAACAGACTTTAAATTAAACAATTAACCCAACTATTGTATAACCGATGTTAGCAAATCGTTGTGGGAATTTAAAACAAAATGTGATTATGGATGCAAAATTAAAAGCAAAAGAGTTAATTAATAAATTTTTAGAAATTGAAGATACACAAGCTAAATATGGTGGAAATCTTATGTTTTTAAATGAAGCAAAAATATGCTGTTTATTATTAATTGATGAGAATGTTAAAATGTTAAAAACGACGCTTGATGAAAGCACAGAAATTTACCAATCCTTAAGTACTCCTAAAAAATTATGCGTTGATTTATTAAATCCATTATTAAAATTTTGGAATGAAGTTAAAGAAGAAGTAGTTTCTTTTGAAAACGATTAGCAACAATGTTTGCTAACGTTATCTCGCTTGGCGAGGTTGCTGAGTTCGGAACTACATATTTTCAGCTACTAATAAACGTGATGCGAAAGATAAACATCAATTACCACATAATTTGCAATAGCGCAAAACGAATGTTAGCAGATTGTGGCTTAACTAAAATTTAAAACCTCGCTTGTATAGGTAAAAGCTAATATTTATTATGGAAAATTCAACTGAAAAAAGAGAATTGACTTTAGGAGAAAAAAGAGTTCGTACAGAATTTAATCCTTCTGGTGTTGGAAATGTAAACTTCATTAAAGAAAATTCAGCCAAACTAATTAATGTTTGTGACGAAATGAAACCAAAAGAAGGTGAAGTAGTTGAACCCGAAAAATTAAGATTAATTGTACTTTCGCAAACTGCTTATGAAGAAGCTGCAATGTGGGCTGTTAAAGCAGCTACTTTTTAATTTTTTGTTAGTTGTAGGTATGGTAAGCGGTTCGTTTGCCATATCTGCTAACGTTGAGCATTGTTGCAGTTGTGGTTAGACTGACACAATGTAGCGAATAAAGACCAAAACTAACCGACAAAAAACAAATTATTAATTAAGCCTTAACCCACAATTGATACAATGCAGTGTTAACAGATGTGGTTAATTTTAAACCTTGAATGTATAGGTTAATTCTAATTTTTATTATGGAATTATCATGGGAAGAAAAACAAGAATTAATTAAATCTTTTTATTTAAAAAAGGGATTAAAAGAAAAATTTTTAAAATATGTAAACGGGATTGGTACGTTTCGCTATTATGAGGATGATAATTTAATGAGTGCGCCAACACCTATTAGTAGTTATAAAGAGAAATTTGGTATAAATCCAGAAGAATTTTCAATTCAATTTATGTATGGACAAAGACATTTAACACCTAAAGAAAACATTTTTTAACCCGATTGCAAGGATAAGTGCTAAAAATATTATGGAAAATAGAAAATTAAATTTATTAGAACAATTTTTTCAATCTTCAAGCGATGCTTCAAATTTAGAATGTTCGCAACAAGAAGAGCTTGAAAAAAGATTTCAAGAATGGATTGAAAACAGAAAGCCTTCGTTTGAAGAATCTGCAAGACCTTTAATGGAATATTTAGGTCATAATCATCACCCACACACTTCTGCATATATTACTTGTAGTTCTGCTGAATTATTAGAAGGGCAAGAAGCATTTACTACTGATGAATATGTTTTAGATTAAATTATTTTGACAGTATGGTATGCGGTATCTACTTCATACCATATCTGTTAACTATTGGCTAATAACTACTAAATTATGCAACTACCTAAAAATAAAACAATTACGATTCGTTTTAAAATTTACGATAACATAGTTTGTTTAAACGATGGTTTATTATATCAATTAGCACATTGTCCTAAAAAAAGAACAAAAGTATTTAGAAAATTAACTTACAACGAAAAGAGAAACGCTTATTATATTAACGGTGGTTTAGTAAGTAGAAATAGATTTTAGATTAAAAAACGAGTAAATCAAAAAAGCGACTTATAACAAAGTCGCTTTTCTTTTTAAGTAATTCATAATCATTACAATTACAAACATAATGATTAAAAGCCAAAATAACTTTGTTGTAAGGCTTTCTATTAGTTGCGTGTAGTCTTTTTCCTTTTCTTTAATTTCTTGCTTTAAATCGCTTTTTTTAGAAGTACTATCTTTATAAATTATACGTTCTGTACTATTTGTGAAAGTAGCTTTTGTATTATAGTATTCTTTACCACCGATTAAAATAGGTTTATCTAAATTAATAGGCTCTAAACTCCAGCCCTCTGAAAATTTAGTAGCATCAATTTTTACACTTGAAGAACTATCGGTTTTCAATTCCGTTTCCGTGTTAGTCTTTTTTAAGTTGGCGCAACTTGTCAAGATTATTCCACAAAACACTATTATTATTTTTTTCATAATTACATTTTTGTTATTGAATATCCAAATATAGTAAAAAAACATATAACCGAAGTTATTGCTATAAAACCACCCCTTATATCAATACCCCAATCGTTAGGATTAATTGACATATTTATAAAGGAAGTTAATAAGTAACCAAGTGTAAATATAGCTATTATAAAAGCTAATATTTCTAAAATTTGTTTTTTTTAGTTAATTAAATCCGTAGTATTAATTTATTGCGGATTTTTTTTGTATATTTGTTTCTCTTATTTGTCATAAGAAATATGGCGATAGCCAGAAATTACTATTTATTCGCGTAAATAACAAAAAATCCTTTTCGTAATTGTTAAGGATTTTTTTTGTTATATCAAATTATTTTTGTAGTTTTGAAATGTATTAAGAGGTACAGAAAATTAAAACAATCAATCGTTATTCGCCACCACTCGAGAGGTAATAAATAAGAAGCGGATTTAATATGTGGTGTTTCGTTAGCGCCTATTAACATTGAACAATAAAAAATCCCTATTCGTTTGAGTAGGGATTTTTTTATTAAAACTTATTTTTAATTTTATTATATAAATAACACTCGTTTATTTAGTGTTGCGCTTAAAAATTAGGATAAGTAATTCCATTAACTACAATTACATTCTTTTTATCAATTAAAGATTTTAATGTTTTAGGAGTATGCCCGAAAGTCATTTCAAAGTGTGGCGCATCGTAAATACTTTTAAAATCACCGCCCCATTTCCAACCTTTACTTTTAAAGTAATTAGTTACTTCCATCCAATCGCTTTGCAAATCTTTATCAAAGTCTTTTAACGTGTCCCAACTCGCAGTTTCAAAAGTTCCGTTATTATCTTTATCAATTAACAACACAATATCAAACGCCAAACCGTAGTTATGTATCGACTGCCATTTGTCTGCATTAGTTACTTTTGGTCTTTGTTTAAATAATTTACTTTGTTCTTCTGGCGTTCTAAAAACATAAGCAAAACGTAACCTTACATTTTTGCCTAATAAATTATTAGCTTCTTTATATTGTTGTAAAAGCAAAACCTTAATTTTTGGGTGTGCTTGTTCAATTCTCTTTAAAGTTATATCGTCCATTACTCTTTAATTTCGTTAATATCTTTTTTTAAATCCTTTGCTTTATCTAAAGCGTTTTTAAGTATTACGTAAAATGGTTTATTTCCGTGTTTTTGGCTCGTTTCATCAATCGATTTTACTTCTATGTATAACCAGAAAATAGTAATTATTTTAGATAAAAACAACTCAATACCCATTATTAAATTATTACCTACTATATGGGTATCGATAAAATAAGTTAAAACAATTGAACCAAGATAAAAGAAACTTTTTACTACTATATTAAATAATTTAGTACTTTGATAACTCGCCCAACCGTTTAATTTAATAGTTGTGTAAATAGCAAAAATAGTATCTAAAAAAACAGCCATTCCTGTAACTAAAAGAAAACCTTTTATTGGTGTTAAAATTGTGGCTATCAAAACCAAAAGCGTCTTTAAAAATATTAATACGTAAGTTGTTAAATCTTGTTTCATTTTCTTAACCCCTGTTTCCATTTGTACATATGCCGCGCCCATCCTAGCGAATAACCGCGCTTTTCCGCGATTGCCTTAAATTCTTCGTATGTCATTGCTTTTCCAATTTCCTTCGAACGTTCCGTTTTTTCGTCTTGCTGTTGAATTAGGCTAGTAGCTAATTCTAATTCGCCGTCAAGTATATCTATTTGTCTTCCTATAGTAGACGGTTTTTCGGTCTGACAAAAAGGGCATGCTTCAAATTTGGATTCGTAAGTCCCAAAACATGATTGACAAACTGTTATTTTTATTGTATCCTCATTATCCGATTGACCTCTTTTTTTAGGAGGTCTGCCGTCTAACGTCCAATTTCGAGGTTGTTCTAGCAACCCGTGTCTCAAGCAGTTTCCGGCGTGGTCTAGAATAA